AGGCAAGTGTCGTGCCACGTGAGGGATACCTCCAATTAAGGACTCTTTGAGCCTCACGCTCACACCCCGTTGCAGGGCTGACACCAGACGTATCATTCAAAGACAAGCAAACTAGTAACACCCGGCACACTCAAACACTACGAGTCACCGGTACTAGCGCCATACTCATGGGTCATCCGCCGACTTTGGCAATAGGAATCCTCAAGGCATCCCGTCGAAGACGTCCGCTCGTTCATAGTCAGTAGGGGGTTCGAAGGTCATAAGACCTCTTCCCCGCTCCCACTCAACCAATTCCTTTGCAGTACAACCCTCAACCAACTCTTCTACACGTCCGGGGTCATCGGGCCACCAACAAGTGACAGCCCGACGACGATACTCCCAACCCAACGCTGGCGTGGGGTCTACACGACGAAGAGTAGCAAAAGCTTTCAAAAACCGAAGTCTTCTACTTGGCTTCTTCCACTCCTTCCAGCGTCTTTCCCATCCCGTCCCTAGAACATTAATCCAATAATCTTTTACGAGTTGACCTCGTGTTGGAGAAACGGTCCAAGTCAGGGATATCAACTCCTGCCAAAAAGTCTTCTGCAAAGCGTCTACACGCGATTGCGGAGTCTCGGCCCCCTTAGGTAGAGGAGGTGCAAAAGGCAACTCATACCAAACAGGAGAATAAAACTCGACTTTACCGGTAACCCGGCAGGACTTGACGTCCACTCTTTTCCATCCCCCGGGGACAGACCCCCACTTCAACTTGCTGGGACTCTCAGGCAACACGTCCGAAGACGCATGCACAGAGTCAAAGTACCAACACTCTCTTTTCCAGAGTCCCGACTCTTTCAAAGAGGATATCGAAGCGGGAATACCAAGTCCCCTCCTGACAGACCGTCCGGAAAGCGATATGAAGCCCCGAAAGTGCTTAAGAAAAAGCACCTCCGCACGCAACTTCGCTTCCAACCTGAAACCTCGAGTAAAAGATCTATACGAGCCCGCAAGGGCTCCAAAATCTTCAAAGGCCTTGCCAAAGCAAGCGACTCGGGTCACAGGGATGAGTCTGGGCATCTTATTCGTCCTCGCCCAGAAGAAAGAACTGTTAAGCGAGAAATACTTCTCGCTCACCAGGGTCTTACCGCGGCTCAGAACAAGTCCTACCGAAGACACAAATTCGGACCAGATTTCGTACCGTGCCCGATCCGATCGGAATACAATGTCGTCCCCGTTTATCTTGACGGGAATCGTCCTTGGGAAGACCCAACGAAAGGCGACATAGTTTTGGAGACAGAGCAATGGGAAACAAAGTAAATTCCCCATCAACTGACCCTCCGATTGGATCGGTATCTTCAAATCCGGGTACTTGATACGACAGCGCAAGAACGCACGCGCTGCTTCCCAAATCGTAGCAGGTATATTTGAAGACATAGACTGGAGAGTATCGACAATAGCTTCAGCAACTTCTACACGCAAGTTGTCCGAAGCACTCTCATAGTCACCCGACACGAAAACCTCCCCCTCCTTCTGAGTGAAGGCGGAGAATCTGGCAGGCTTGGCTTCTCCCCGTAGAAGCCAAGGGAGTGTGGAGAGGTGACTGTAAAGCGTTTTATGTAAAGGACCCAGATAACCAAGATCTGGAGACGCTACAGTCACCCCCCTGGCCTTCCCCGACGTCATG